GCTCAGCAGGCCAGCGGCGGTGCCGGCGGTGACCTTGCGGGTGGGTTTGAAGTTCATTTCGACCTCACGCGTAGGTTTGCCAGGACTTCACGTACTGCTCGACCGTGCCCTTGCCGGCCGGGGTGTTGTAGTAGCGTTTCCAGTAGGCCGCCTGCGCCTCAAGGTCATCGGCCTCCGGCAGCGCCGCTGGCACACGCAGGTAATGCACGCGGGCCATGGCGGTCGCGTAGCGCAGGTCGTAGACCATCTGGTCGGGCGACGGGTACGGCGCCGGGTCGTGTGCCCATGACAGCAACAGCGCCTTGAGCGGGCGACGGGACGGCAGGAAGTGCCGCCACAGGTCGTCGTGCGTGGCCGGCTCCATCTGGTAGATGCCGCGCGCCGGACCGCGAAGCTGCGTCAGATAACGACCTCCGCGCGACTCCTGCGCAGCAGTCCCCAGCAACAGCGCCTCGGCCTCGGGCGAGTAGTGGCCCATGTCCACCAGCGTCGGGCGGATGATGAGGTCGCGCAGGTGCGCGGGCAGGATGCCGGTCACCACGATCAAATGGTGAAAATGCCGGATGCGTTCCAGGTAATCGTTATGTCGCCGCCGTTTGGGGTCACCGGCAGGCCGGTAACGCCCGTATCCAGGTAGGCCACAAGACGACTCGTCGTCGACACCCCGGTGTCGATGTAGATGACTAGCGCCTCAACGGACGCGCCGGTGACCGCCGAGAAGGTCACGTTGTCGCCATCGAGCGTGCCGTTCGTGACTGTCGTATTCGCAATCGTCTGCGCCGTGCCGACAACCCCGGACAGGTCGTTCAGGAAATCGTGAGCCGACGAATAGGTGTAGGTGCCGGTGTCGATAAGTGCCACCTTGACCGTGCCATCGTTAAGGTCGACGTTCGTGTCGGCGTCTATCAGCGCCTGCTTGTAGAGCGGGTAGATCGCGTTTGCCATGTCGGCTCCCTTCGGTTACGCGGACTTCGGCGGACGGCCGCGGCGGGGTGGCTGTTTTTCGTCTGATTCGCCATCGTCGGCGCACTCAACGGCCGCGCCGCGCCTAATCCATCGGGCGCTGTCGTCGTCAAGCGGCAAAACGTCACCGACGGCATGTACGCGATGCCCCGCGTCGTAGACGTCCGCAATGAATTTGATGTTCATAAGCCCTCACGGGGACGGGGCGCCGCAAGGACGCCCCTGTCCGTTAAACGACCTCGTCGACGGTCGCTTCGTCGTTCGCCGTGGCCAAGCCGTTGCGCGGACCAACGCCCAGCACGATGCCGCCTGCGTCCGACGTGGCGGTCGCCACGGTCATCGACAGGCGGAAATGCGTGAAGCTGTTGTCCAGGTCAAGCTCGGACGGCCGCAGGTTGATGATCACCTGCTTGTTGCTGTCCGTGCCGGCCTGCGTGAGCTGCGTGATGGCCTTGCCGGTGATGTCCTTGGCGCCGGTGCCGGAGCCGTCGGACGCCTGCTGCAGCTTTCCGTCAAGCGTGGCGCTGGCACCAAGATCGCCGGCCTGCACGATGGCCATGAAGGTGTGGTACTTGCTGGCGTCGATCCAGCCGGTGGTCACCGTGCCGGCCGCGTAGGCGTCGGGGTCGATGTTGCCGACGATCCCGACCTGCTCGGAAGCCTTGAAGTTCGGAAGCATGGTATTTCTCCAGTGGTTAAGGGGCGCCTAAGCGCCCCGTGTCATCAGGCGCGGACGTCGAGCACGACGAACGGCGACAGTGTGTTGCTGCCGTTGGCCGGGCTGACCGCCGCCGAAATAGACGGCTGCCCGTCGATACGGAACGTCGCCCTGAAGGCCGCCGCGCCGGCATCAAAGAACAGGTGCATCGACGTCGCGGTCTCGATCCCGCCGGCCTTGGTGATGGTCCGGTAGTAGCTGAGGTCCGCGAACACGATGTCGCCCTGGTCGCCAACGGTCTTGCACAGCTGGGTCATGATGACCGGCCGTCCGAACAACGCGCCGCCGGGGCCGAGCCGGAAGTCCGGCGTCCACAGCATCTGATTGGCCTTGTTCAGCAGCAGCAACTGCGGGTAGACGTCGTTGTTGATGAGCCAAACGCCGCGATCCGGCCGAAGCTGGCGCGCGAACATCTTGGCGACGTTCTCAGCCACCACGGTGTCGGCCGTCTGCCCCGCCTCCTTCGCCACGGACACCTGCGACGCATGGCCGAAGAAGCCCTTCGGCTGGCCGACGCCGGACCCCTGGAAGATCGACAGGTTCGCCTTCCAGCGGATCGACTCGGCCATCTTGCCGCCGATGTAGCTGTCCAGCGATGCGGCATCCGCCATCAGTTCGTCGGTGACGGGCACCAGCGCGAACAGCTTGCTCAGGCGGAAGTCGTACCGATCACCCTTCGGCTTGGTCTGTGTCGCCGCGGCCGCCTCGTTCTCCCAATAGGCGCGGATGCCATCGGTGCCCCAAGGCGTCGTTTCGTCGCGCGGAAACGACATGGTGTTGCCGGTGACCGGGATGTTGTCGGTCAGCGGCAGCAGCGCGTCGCCTTCCAGCGAATGCCGGAAAACCTCCCGGCCGAACTCCGGCGGCACCAGGAATCCGCCGTCCTGCCCGCTGCCCTCGTTGCCGTAGGTGGTCGGCGCGGCGGCCATCAGCGACAGTCGCTCGTCGATCATCCGGGCGCCAGGCTGGCCGGCGGCGGCGACCGCCATCGAGAACTCGCCGAACGAGGCGAACCCGCGCTTGGGGTCGTCGAGGACGCGCGGGTGCCCGCCGGTGATGATGCCGGCGCCGATGTCGATGGCAGTCGCCGCTCGCTCCTGCTCGGCAAGCGCCTGCTCGCGCTCAACGCGCTTGGTGAGGGAGGCGATTTCCGATTCCAGCCGCGTGAATTCGGCCTCCTCGGTATCGGTCAGCGCCCGATGGTTGTCTGCGTCGGCCGCGTCCAGTAGCGCACGGGCCGAATCGACAGCCCGCCCCTTCTGCTGGAGCAGCGCACGGATGCGCTCGTTCATGCAAGTTCTCCTTCAAAAAAAAGCCCGCAAATGCGGGCTCAGTGGGGATGGCAGGGCATTAGCCGTTCGGCTTCCCGCAGCCTGCCGCTGCGGGATTCATGCGTCAGCGCGCGATAAGCGATAGCCGGCGCCGGGCGGAATCGGCAGAACGCCCCCGCTTGGCGCCGGACAGCTCGGCGATGACCTGATCCAGTGTTGCGATTCTGTCGGCAAGGCCGGCGCTTACGGCGTCCTCAGCCCTCAATACACGGCCCTCGCCGTACCCGCCGCGGACAGCGCCGGCAGACGTGCCGCGATGCTTGGCGACGTCGGCCACGAACTGCGCGTAATAGCCGTCTACGCTGGCCTGCATGGCAGCGCGCGCCTCGTCCGTCAGCGGCTCGTAGGGATTGCCTTCGACCTTGTATCGGCCCGCGGAAATCAGCGTCGGCTTACGGCCGGCCCGCTCAAGCTCAGCAGAGCGGTCGATATGCGCAGCGTAAACGCCGATACTCCCGGCCTCGCCACTTGGCGAAATCACGACCTGACCCGCGGCACTGGCGATCCAGTATCCAGCGGATGCGGCCAGACTGTTGATTACCGCGGTGACAGGTTTGGCAGCCCTCGCCTCGTATATCTGCGCGGCAACCTCTTCAACGCCGTACACAGACCCGCCGGGCGAGTCCACGTCAAGGACAATCGCCGAAATGGCCGGGTCCGCGGCGTGTTGCTTGATCTGCCGCGCGAGCGTCTCGGTCGATGTCCCCGCCCCGCTGGATACCTCGTGGATCATGTTGGCGCGCTGCGACACTATCCCCAGCACAGGCACCACAGCGACCGACCCTGTCGTCGCGGCGCGTTCCCGGCGCGCAGCGGCCTCGGCGGGCGCCATGCCGATCACCGCCGAGATATCCTCGGCGCTAAGCCGCACGCCGGACGCCCAGCGATCCAACACCTCATGCGCCGCAGCCAGCACGCTCGGCAGCATGGCCCACGGCGTCGAGTTGAATTCGGCTACGATTCGGCTCATTCGTCGTCTCCAGTCGGTTCCTGGCTGCCGGCCGGCGCCATGTTCAGCGGCTCAAGCGGCGTGTCCAGCCCGTCCAGCGGGTTCAGGTTCTCGCGCTCGCGCACTTCGTTTCGGGTCATCCATCCGTCCTGCACACCGCGCCCGTAGAATTCCGAGCGGGCCTTGGCGTCGCCGCGCAGCAGCCCGTTAACGTTGAACTCGAAAAACAGATCATCACGCTCTTCTGGCCCGATCAACGCCATTGACAGCGTCTGCTCCCAGCGCACGAACCACGGCAGCATGGTGTCGGTCACGAACTCGATGGCCTGCTGCTCGATGTTCGAGAACGTGGCGCGGTCCATGATTCCGACCTTGTGGGGCGGCATCCGGAATATCCGCGCAATGTCTTCGTCCTTGTACCGGCGCGTCTCCAGAAACTGCGCGTCGGTATGCTTTATTCCGACTTCGTGCAGCTTCATCCCGGCCTCAAGCACCGGCGTTTTCCACCGCCCGCCGCCGGTCTGCGCGGCCTGCCATCTTTCCTTGAATATCTTGGCGTCGTCGTTGGTCTTGAAGTTCCCCGGCATCTCGATCCAACGGGTCGACTGCGCGTCGTTCTCGTAAAACCGCGCGCCGTAATCCTGCGCCGCCAGCGCCTCCCCGATGGACGCCCGCTCGTACTCAATCGGGCTCATGCCGACGTATCCGGTCGCGCTCATGCCGCGCAGGTGCAGGATTTCGCTCCATAGCAGCGTGCGCTCGCGGCCATTCGCGTCCTTCACCTGGTAGCGCGGGATGCCGGCGTCGGTGATCTGTATCCGCACGGCGTCCGGGTTGATCGGCACCAAGTCGGTTATATCGCCACGCGGGCCGTAAATGATCTCGGAATAGGCGTTGCCGCGCAGCGCAAGATGCCCCTGCATCATCTCGCGCCACTCCATCGCCGTCTGCCAGCGATTCGGGCGGCGGGCGACCAGTGTCGCAAGCGGGTTGTCGGTCACGCGCTCTTTGCCGCGGCCAAGTCGGCGATACATGTGCAGCGGCGTGCTGCCCACCGTCTCCGCTAACACACGCACGCACGCCCACACAGTGGTCAGGAACATGGCCTGCTCGGGCGATACCGGGCCGCCGATGCGGTACGTGATCGGCCGATACCAGAAATCGTCGGTCGGCCCGCGCGTCTCCGCCCGAATGTCGCGGGAAAGAAACATCAGCGCAGAGTCCGCAGCGTCGCGTAAGTGAGGCAGATAATCAGCGCCCCGGTAGCAATCAGCCCGACAGGCACGCTGATCATGGCCGTGCCCCCTCCGACAAGCGCGGTGCCGACAAGAAGGGCCGCGTTGAATATCTTCCGGTCCATGTGTGCCTCAGACGAAGGTGATGTCGAGCGACGGATAGGGTTCGGCATCGGACGACTCGACCTCCATCGCCACCGCCATTGCCAGCGCAACCATGCCGTCGATTCGGCCTGTCGACTTGCGCTTATCCAGCTTGCGGTTGCCAGCCTCGTCGCCTTTGACGACGGAATTAGCCGCGCACATGGTCAGCACCGGGTGCGCGCCGTGCCGCAGCCGACTATCGAGCAATACCGATTCGAGGTCTCTCAGCGCAGGCGACATGGATTGATATCCCTGCCCGAACGGCACGAAATGCGCCTCGATTTCTTCCTCCGTGAATCCGGCCTGTATCAGCCACGGATGAAGATGCCGCATGTTCCAGCGGTCGAACGCGATCTTGGCGACGTTGTATCGGTCGAACACGCCGCGCAGATATTCCGCTATGTGCTCATACGTGATCGAGCGGCCGGGCGTGGTCAGCAAATACCCCCGCTGCGCCCACAGGTCATACGGCACACGGTCGCCGCGGGCGCGCTCGTATATGCCTTCATCTGGCAGCCAAAACGTCGGCCGCACATGCGTCAATTCACCGTCTCTCGCCACCAGCACCAGCGCCGTCAAGTCCTTGACTTCGGACAGATCAAGCCCGCCGTAAACCGTCAGGCCGGACCAATCGTCTAGCACCTCGCCGCCGCACGCATCCCATACGCTCGCCGTAACGAACGGATTCGACGCCTCAACTCGCTGATTCAGGATCAGATTCCGAAACGCCGCCTCGCGCGACGGCATCCGGCGCGACTCTTCGGCCTGCCGCCGCACCTCGTCCTTGTTCATGAACAAGTCGAAATGCGGGTTCGCCATCCGCCACGTCGACTCTTCCCAAGGGTCGGCGTCTTTCGGCGCTTCGTACAGGATCAGCTTCGTCCGTGGGTCATGACCGGCCTTGGCGTCGTCGATCAGGATAGACAGCAGGTCGCCATCGGTCGGCGCCTGCGTGCTCATGATGATCGACAGCGGCGCCGCCTGCGCCCCGGCAGCGGTCTCTAGCGCCTCGTATAGCTCTGACCGCGGCCCGCGTACCTGGCCAAGCTCATCGTGCAACACGACGGCAGGCGATAGGCCGTAGGCGGTCGGCGCGTCCGCAGAAAGCGCACGGTACAACGTGCCAACACCGGGGCAGAACAGTTGCTTCGCGGTGTCCCGGATCACCACATAATTTCGCAACGACGGGGACATGCGAACGATCTTCGCCGCCAACGAAAACAGGATAGATGCCTGGTCGCGGCTCTGCGCGGCGCTGAAAAGCTGCGAGTTAGGCAGCGACTCAGGTCCGCACAAGTGCAGCAGCAGCAGGATGGCGCCGGTCGCGGTTTTGGCGTTCTTTCGCCCCATCGTCAGGATCGCCGTTCGCGTCGGCGAGCCGTAGATAGCATCTATCCATTTGCGCTGTTCCGCGCTCAGCTTCAGCGGCCGGCCGACTAGTCGGCCCTCAGGCACAAAACAATGCGACTCGATCCAGGCGCAATTCCGCTCTACGCGGTCACTGCTGCCAGGGAGGCTTTTCTTGGGCCGGCTTTTTGCGTTTCGGGTCATAGGTGGACTGTTGCGTCAGCCTCATGCGGGTCGCCAGCGACGACATCGCCCGGCCCTCCCGCTCTTGCATCCGCAACAGCAGGTCGTATTTGGCAAGGTCAAGCTCGTCGCCAGATTCAGCCGCCGCGATTAGAAGGCCGATATGCCGAGCCGCAACAACGTGCCGGCAATACTGCGCCAGCATCGGCAGCGTCTCGCGCGGGAACCAGTCGGCTGGCAGCCGGTTAACCACGGACTCCCACTCAGTCGCCTGCTCAGCCGATAGTTCATGTGGCGCGTCAGGTCGCGCTACCGACTCGATGCCGCCGCCCCCAATCACGGTCAGCGATGCCGCCGACTCGCGTCCTCGCGCACCCATCGCACCCCCTTGGCATGTGCCAGAAATTTGATTATGCGCCATTTTTCTGGCGGTTTATGGTTAGTCGGC